CAGTGCAATATTCATCATGACCAGGCTCTTGCCTGATCCTGATCCACCTGCAAAGATGTTTAGTTCACCACGACTGAATCCACCATACAACAATCTGTCCAGTTGTGGCCAGCCTGTGCTTACTTGTCCGCCAGAGTTAAAGTACTTTTCAATTCGACTCTTAGGATCAGCAAAGTAGTCTGTGCCCATGTCTTTAGTGAGTGATATCTGTACTGCATCTTTGATCAGCTTTTCAACAGGATCATATTCACCTTTTTCCAACAAGTCCGCGGCTTTTAAAATAGCTCGTTCTAGTTCTTGGCGGCGAGTAAATGCTTCAAACTCGCCCATGAACCAGTCAAAGTGTCCTTCATTCAAGTCTGGCACTGATTGCAATTTAACGCCAGTGGTGGCTGAGATTTGAGTGCGGTCCGGCAGGGTCTTGTGTTTGTCTGAGTGTTCTTTAATAAACTCAGCCGCTGGCCTCAAACTCTTGTCAAAGTTCTGCGGGTTGTAGATGTTTTGAACACGCACATAGCTCTGTGCGTCCTCCAACATCATTTCTAGAAATAGTCGCTGAACGTCAAGTCCGTATTCTTTTAACAAGTTGTTTCTTCCTTAGTTCTATTTTGATTTTACTGGTTTCTCTGGCTGCCATTATAGTTAGCAGGGTACCAACACGCCCTAGCACAATCACAGCATCATTGACATCTTTACAACCTTCTGGCCACTCGGGTATACTTACCGCCCATCCCAGTTCCACAGCACGATCAATCAGTTCTACGCCTGCTTGATCTTGGTCGGGCACCACAGTTGTTTCTCGTCCCAGGTTGCGTATCAGTCGAGCCTGTGCATCACTTATGGTGTTGTGCATGACAGCCACACCACCAATACTCAATGCATCAAATATGCCTTCTGTCACTACTACATTGGTCCAGTCTTTATGCTGTAAGTCTGTGCCAAACACATAGCCTGGCTGGCTGTCTGAAATGAACTTGGGCTGACGGTTATCTAAAAATCTGCAGGTGTATCCTACAATTTTGTTTTCGTATGTGAATGGTATGACCACATGCGGACGTGTCCAATGAACACCATCATTTTGTGTCTGCACCATCATGGGAAAGTCCGCAGGCACATGTCTGCCCTGCACATAGTCCCAATGCATCGGGTGTTCAGGTGTTAGTAGCTCAGCAAAAGGTGGCAGGTCTCGTTCTTCAAATGCAATGCCGGCCAATTGATTCCATGCCTGTTGCCGATCTTCCAATATACCATGTATGCTACGATGCCGCAGACTTTCGAGATTGAGCATTTCAATTTCGTTATCTGGTACACCCATCCAGCCCAACAGCCTGCGAGCTTTAACACTTATGGTACGACCCATGATAAAACTGGCTGTGTAGGCACAATTGAAGCAGTGATAGCTCCAGCCCTGATCAGACGCTTTGAGTCCACCGCGACCTCGTGTGTCTTTTGTGCTGCCGTTGTGCTGGCAACAAACCGCATTGAAACTCAACCAACCACTTGGTGTGGGTTTTCTTTTTGCAGGTAGATACGCAAGGATGTCAAGCATCTATACAGTATAGCAGATTAGCCGGACTAAATCAACGATATTGGAGGTTGGTAATGTAACCAGTTGTGATCAATACCGTGGCTGCTATGGTGCCTTGGTATTGCAACGGCAAATATCCCGATCCACCATTTGTGACAGTAATTGCACCAATCTGTCCATTCCCTACTGAAGTCACAATGGCTTCTGCACCTGATCCGTTGCCTAAAATTTGAATCTTAGGTGGTGCCACATAGCCCTGACCATTATTGTTTGCAGTAATACCTGTGACTACTCCATCTACTACTGTTGCTGTAGCAGATGCACCAAATCCTTGGCTGTTGTTAAATCCAGCTCGGATCAAGTTGTAAAAGCCCACAATGTTAAAATACTGTGTGGAAGTTTCATTAAAAAATTCAAAACTTGCAGTAACATCATACCAAACTGATTCGTAAGTGTCTGCTGCTTGAAACTTAACCGTTCCGGTATAGTGATCCATGTCCATTTTCACAGTGGTCAAACTTTGCCCGCTAGTGGGAATATGACTAGAATAAAATTCTGTAAGTTGCGTGGTATTCACTGGTTGTGGTGTTAGTGCCCAATCAGGATAGTTAGTTGGTCCAGGTTGCAGTTGTTGCGCCTTGCCGTAGATTGTGGGGATGGTCAACACTTCACTAGGCACAAATGCCGGCAGCACACTATTCACAATGTTGCAGTCTGCTCTAGCGCCCGAATTGGCATCCACATACGCGGCTTGCACGTAGTCTCCTGCTGTGCGTTGTATGCTGTAACTGCCGGGCTGTGCTGTGATATTGATAGTGTCCGCATTGTCCAACACCACTTTTACTCTGCCCAGTGTGGCACTGAGTGTGACCATGGGTTTTTCGACCAGCAGTTGATCACCAGTTTGATTCATCAATCTAAACACAAAACTGCTGCCTGTAATGTTTACAGGCTTTTCCTCTTGATTGATAAATTCAAACAGTAGAACATTGTCTACGCCTTTGTTAACGGTTAATTGCTTTGCATACACTGGGTCGTACCTCGCTGTGAAATATCCACCACTAGTGTCAACTAACAAGACTTTGGTAATTTGCTGGTATAAGTAAACGGTGGTTGAATACATAGGATCCTCGAACAATATTTATGGGTAATGATATCTTTCAAAAACTGGCGGTAAAATATCCGTTTATAACGCTTTGCGTTTACGCCAATGAAGAATATGTGGGTGTGGTGCAAAACAAAGACGATGCTGTCACAACCATCTATGATTTTGGTGCTGTGCTTACTCAAGATGCCAAGTTAGAATACTTGGAATTAGCAGCCACTTGGTGGTGGGAAAGCAATCGTAGCATACCCATAAACATATTCCTGCGAGGTGAGTGGGACAAGTTTCGTCCTACCTTACGCACATTCTCCAACAAAGATCTTGAAATTTTACACGGTCCAGCTTGCAGTTTGATGGACATTGCTCGCAAGAAAACCAAACGAAAATCAATCACACTTGTGCGGCGTCTTGACTGAGGCAGTTCATGTGTAGTGCTACCAGGGCTGCGTAGGAAACTGCGTGGCTTTTCTTAAATGTGTATCCACGTGAGTCATCACCATTCCATACTTCGGCAAACACTTCCGGCCAAGGGCGATTTTGCAAGTGTGCTTTACCTGGACGAATTACAGAAATAAATGCTGCCATTCTAGGTATACTGTCTGGTCGCATTGATGCCATTAAGTCTGCGTAATTGCCCACATGCACCAGTTGTGATGCCCAAGCAGTATCAGTCCACAGTCGCTGCCATGGCGGTGTTGCTGCCAGCATTTCAGCATAGTGTGCGGGGTCACGGATCAACTGATACACACTCATGTTCAACAGGTCTATCTTGAAGTATCCACGCTGCTCTGCCGACTCATAGTCTATGGCTGCACAGCCATTGGGTATGTCTCTAGGAATGTCTGTGACATAAATGCCTGAATTGTGCTTACGCACTTGACCTTGGTGCAGTTGCCGTGCGGCAGTGTGTTTGATCAGTTTCAGCACAGCTGACCTGTCCGGCACATCAATGTCAATGTCTGCGCTCATTTTGAATCAGTATCACAAAGTGCAGTCACAACTTGCAGTTTCTCTCGGGCCAGTTGCACTGCTGCCAAAGCATCTGCCACTGTGGGATGCTTGGCGGCCAAGGCAGCAATGCGCCATTCTTCATCACGCTTGGCTCGCGCCCAATCCAACAGGGTTTCAGCGTCTGATGAGAGTGAAATCATAGGATGTGATGAGTGAAGCGATTGCCAGGAGTTGCCATCATTAATTTCCAAACAGTTCATGCTAACGCTCCATCTCACCATGCCTGCACCGTTGGCACCTGGGCTGATGTATGGATTGGTAGACATGCCACCTGATACTTGAATGTATTTGCTGCCGCTAATATTTCTAATCATAATGCAATTATAGCCACAAGGCCAAGATAAGTCAACTGATGTGCCATTTGATCCAAGCCCAAGTGTGCCCAGAAGCTGGGATTCTCTTTATCTCGATTGCCCCAGTTCATCTTGGCCCAATCAATGTGATAGTGAGACACAGCATCTATCACGCCCATCATAATGCTGGCAGGCCAGTATGCAGGGCCCACTACCAAGCCCACACAGACCGCAGTACCAATGCCTTGTTTGAGACTGTGTCGCATGCCCAACCAGTGTCCGTAAATGCCTTTGTGATTAACTTCCACCATGTTTTGATCCACAAAGTCAATGTACCAGTGTTTGATCTGCAAAAGTACCAGCGTTAAAAAAATTACCGTTGCCATGTTACCAACCTGCCTTGTTTAATATGTCTTTTGCATATTCTTGATCAGCTGGGTAGTTGTGAAACTTTTTCTGCCATACATCTGAGTCAATGTAAGGCCATACCATGCTGATCTGATCAGGAGAGAGTTCACCCAAGAACTGTTGTCCGGACTCTGAATTGTAAATCACCCAAGGTGATATCCTACCTGTTGTGACTGCATAGCACATGGCTGGAGTGCTGCCGTATCTCAAACAGTCCTGCGGTTGTGCTGAATTCTTTTCTGCCCAGTCCATTCCAAACTCCACAGCTCGTGCCAGAGCATCATTCACATTCTCCACAGGCAAGTGCTGTATAAGATATTCTGTGTACAGTTGATCACTTGCCCAACGGTCAATTTTTTTGTTGTTTTTCAACAGCCACTCAAGAAACTGCTTGGGGTTAATGGTTCTTGTGCTCACACAATAGCGTCCAAACTTCACAAACGCACGATAGTAAGGTGAGTCTGCAAAATCATCAAAGGTCTTGAGCTTGGCCGACCCTTGGCTCATTTCATAAAAACGTATGTAGGCTTGAAAACCCAGTTCCACACCACGCTCTGCTCGTTCTTGCCTACGCCGTTTAGGCTCACAAACATGCACTGCCAAAGAAGTTTCTTTGATAAAATCTTTCTTACAGTATTGGCATTGTGTCATTTGGGATCTTCGCCGGAGTCTTTAATGTATTGTTTGATTTCTTTGTCTGACACAATCTGCATCATTACTTCTATTTCGTCGTCTTTGTAGTGCGGATACATTGCTACTAATGCTTTGCGTTTGGCACTAGCACCTGCCACTTTCTTCTTTGGCGCAATCCACGGATGCCTAAACACTCCTTCGCCTGGCCCAGCTGTGGTAGCCAATAGCCATTGCAATTTAGGATGTTTACTGATGGCAAAAAAATGTTTGTTGAGATTTTCATTACAAGATTGCAAATAATATTGTTCTATATTTTTGTCTCTAGATGAATTGCCTACTTGCACAGCAGAGCTCCACCGAATCATTAAGAACGTTGAAAACTTTTTGCGTTCTTCAGGAGTGAGCTCGTCATAAAAATCTCTATTCTTGAGATCCAGTTGACGCATCTCGTTAGCAATATTCAGTTTATCACTCATCTGTTTTGGTCAGTCTATAGATCATTATAGCACGATTTAGTGCGTCTTGTAAAGTGGGATTGGTCTGAGCAGCACGCCTGATCTCTCCCCACAGTTTGCCCTCCATTAAGTGGTCGTGCAAGGGTCGGCCGTCGCTGGTTCTTTTATCGTAGTCTATTTTATGTCCAGTCACAGGATCATATCCATATCCAACCAGCACACGGTCAGCAGGGTCAGCACCAAATTCACGAGCATACACTTCATTACCGTTGCGTTCGTAGATGTAAGTGGCACCAGGTTTAAGGGTTCCCATATTGATAACCGTATTGTAAATGTGCCCAACGCAGGAACCGTTCTAGGCCTTCACGATCGTCAGGGTAACTTTCCAGGTACACTCTGGCCAGTCTATTGATGATTTCAAATACTTCAGGTTCAGTGTAGGGCATTACCAGGCCTTGTTGTAGTCCACAATCTCGCAATTGCGGCTGACATCTTTGACAAAGTACACACAGTCAGGATCCGCACCTTCACTTACAGGCACTGCCAGCAGTTGACCATTCTTGAGTTTGGGTGCATACCAGCTGACTTCGTGATAGACATCTAGTATTTCAATGTCAGGGAAGCTGGGACGGAAACTGGTCAGTGGATTGAATTGGAATACTTTAAATCCACGATCGTTGATTGATGTAAGTGGCAGCACTTCCAAGTCACCAACGTCAGGTTCACCAATCAAGATCTGCCAATCCATGGGCATCTTTATGGTGTGTTCTCCAATGCGCAACACAAGGGCAGGAGCATTGAAACTTTCCAAAAAGATCAAGGGTATAAAGTGATAGTCGGGCTCTGCTGGATTTGAATTGTCTAATATTGCAAAACGCATGTCATCCACTTCTTCGGGTAGGTGATCTAAATCGTAGGTGGCATTGTCTAGTGTAAGTATTCTCATGTTGTCATTTTACTTGGTATGTGGCAATTTGTCAACGATTTTGCGATGAATATTCGCAGCCACTTGCTCTTGCGTAGCACGGTCTGTGTGAAACGGGCAATCATATGTTTGATTGTCTTCACTAAACTCGTATGCAATTTTTCCAATGTCTCTATCATTGAAACATATTGGCAACATATCAGCATCTATAATTTTATTATGCCAATAATCAAACAACCAATCATCTAAAATTTTTTGAAGACGATATTCAAAAATATGACCAAGATAGTTGTTTATCGCAGAAATCTTTATTGAATGAATATCTATCGAATGGTGTTCTAATCCTTGAAAAACGGTGCTTAAAATTGGAGAATCTTGATCACCGGCCCACGGTTCATGTGTGCTGGGCATGTGTTTGTTAAAGTACACAAAATTTTTCAATCCTTTTAGAGGATTAAATTGAGGTTTTAAAAGATTACCATTGTTTAAAGAAATATCAACACGGCTTGCCCAAGTTTTGTTGTAAACAATCACATTGGGCCGTTGTTTAACTGCTTCTTGTATTTGAAACATGATTCCTGTGTTGCTGAATCCGCCATGTGCAAAATGCAAAACTTTGTAGCCGTATTGATCTTCGAGTATCTGACTAAAATGTCCTCGTACTCCTGATTCTTTGAGCTCAATCATGCTGGCAGTGCAGAAGCTTTCGCCACACACTGCAATGGTTATTTTATCTTCATCCATTCTAATTTTTCCTGAGTAAAGGGATAGTTGGCTTCTTTGTAGAACTGTTTGCGCTTGGTTAGATGGCGCTTGGCAAATTTACAAGTTGAAGTTATGTCCCAGATTTGAACATGATCTTTGTCTTCGGCTTTTCTTATTCCGCGTCCAATGCTTTGGATAACGCGGACAAAACTTTTCCCGGGTTCCACAAGAACCAAATTAAAAATCCTAGGGATATTAATACCCACAGCGGCAACACCATAGGTAGCCACAATAATCTTATCAACGCTGTCAGCCACTTCGTCATATTCTTCTTGTCTCTTTGTTCCTTTTGTTGCACCGCTAACAAATACAGATTTGTCACCTAGTCTTGCAACAAGTTGTCTACCACACTCAGTACGATCCACTAGTACTAGGGTGTTGCCTGTTTCATTCACATGGCGTATGAGTTCTGACATAGCGTCTAACCGGCCAGACTCTTCCAACAAGTATTTAAGTTCGCTTTGGTAATCGGAATACTCCACATGATCCTGCAACTGCACAATATTCACATGGCACTGCGCCAGCACCCCTTGTTGTTGTAATTCATTGGCACTCAGCTTGCTGATAACAGGGCCCAGGCTCACCAATAGGGCCTGGCTTTCAAACTTCTCTTTGGGCACAGTACCGGTCAATCCCCAACGAATTGGCACTCTAGCCATCACACTGGTCAGCAGAGTTTTGAGTGCATCTGCCTTGGCCATATGTACTTCGTCTACCATTACACATACCACATCCTCAATAAAGTCCTGGATGGTAGCTTCGCCTATGCCTGCTTTGGTATTCTTCAGCAGTACATTTAGACTCTGCCAAGTGCAAATAGTATGTGTGCGTCCGTGTTCTTTTCTATCGCCAAAGTAAACACCCACATCCAAGCCAAGATTTACATAATCTTTTTCAGTTTGCGTCACAAGACTCTTGTTGGGCACAATCACAATTGACCGTCCGTATGGCTCTATACTGGCACTCAAAGCCGCTGTCATTATTGTTTTGCCTGCACCTGTGGCCACTTCTTGTATGCACTGTGGATTGGTTAGAAAGTTGTTCACAATCTCCACTTGGTAGTCGCGCAACAGGATAGGTTGGCCTTCTGCAGGATGCCCTTTGGGCCAAGTCTTGTGTGCAAAGGTATGTTCTGTGACTTGAGCAAACTCAAATGTGGTAGAGTATTCTCTTTGATCATCTAGTTCAATGTCATAGTTGTAGCGTTCTAGGATGGGCATGATCTCTGGCAACAAGTTGGTGTATGTGCTACCGCCCAATTGAAAGTAACTGACTTTTCCATCCCACCGCCCTAGCCTTACTGCCGGCAAGTATCTAGCATAAGGCACATCGTACTTGAACGCATTGACTAGAGCCTTGCGTACATCCAAGTCGATGCCTTCTAGTTTGATGTTTACTTCATCTCGAATTTGTATGGTACATCGTTTCATTGTATATCGACTTTGAGCACCCGTTGTTGGCGTGCTATTTCTTGTATGAGTTCTTGTAGGCAGCCGGTGTACTGCAAATCTGCCACAGGAAAACGCAGTGGTTGTGCTATTGCATTATACACACTTGTGATGCCATGAGCAAGAAAAAAATCTTGATGTTGATCAATATACTCTTGCATAACAAGCTCTTTGACACTTAAATCTCGATTGAAAAAAGCCACGTGGAAATCAGCACTGTAATGTTTGAACGGTTTAAATGCCTCGCCACCTATGTATGTATCATTATCGTGTGCTAACTCCTCAACTGTTTTTCCAATTTCGCAATAGTTGAGATACACAGTTCCAAACTTAATTTGCGTTTCGCCCCATTGCATGAGTTGGTAAGGTTCAAGTGTTTTTGTCTTGGGCATGCCAAACCAAGTACAAACAAATCTTGGTCGAGCACCTTCGATCACAGTCTCACATCTATGCACGGCCAAGTTCAATTCGGCCAGTGCCTGTTTCACTTGATCAGGGGCCTGGTGCCAGTAATTAGATGTCTGTTGATCAAGCAGTCCATGATAGCGTTCAAAAATGTTGTGCAAGTAATTGAGACAGTCCTGGCTCCAATCAAACCCACGCTCGATGATAGGAGTGTGTTGGTTGATTGTCGTGATGCATTGTTCGATCATAATTTCGGCACGAATGCGCTCTTCCAATTGAGAGCCAAAGCCGTAAAATCTATCTGGATGATCTAACGGATAACTGCCGCGGGCTTGCATACGCTCAACCCATAACTCAGCAAGGGGAGTTGTTCGTATTTTAAATTGTAGTTCTAGGCCTTGGCTTAGATGTATCAGCAGGTGTTGCGGCATTGTAACAGTATATACTTACCGCCGCAAGAAGTCAAAAAGACAGGTACCGTTTTACGGGTACCTGCCACAAAGCCCGGGCCGGAGCCAACCAATGCCCGGGATAACCTTGGAGGGTTAATCTTTTGAGTTGATGCTAGTCTTAAACAAGAAGCCACATAGGATAGTGATACCCCAGGCCTGCAACCAAGTCACTTCACTGACCCCTGCTACGGCACTCACCAGGCAACCGTTCCACAGCATGTACACTGGCCAGCTCAGTAAGAAACTCAGTAACAAGAGCCCTACAATAGCAATCACAACTGCACCAACAAAAACTGCAAATTTTTCCATGTCACGCTCCGTAGTATTCCAGGCACTTCACAGTAAAGCCTGCTTCACGCTGTTCATCTGCTTCGTACTCGGTATCCACCGAGTACAAGTACAAGTCGCCTTCCCAAATTTCATACATGTTAGGCTCCTGCGGGTTTCATAACAGTGGTCTCTGCAAGACGCTTCCAG